CAGATTACATCACGGCGGTTGCAGTCGGTATGTTTAACGGACTGTCGGCCACTGGCGTGAATCAGGTTATTAAGCAGACAGTGCAGAAAGAATAATTAAGGAGAGGGTATCATGTACGAAAAAACTTTGACGATTTTCAATTATTATGAGAGTCCGACAACAAGAGATGCGTACTGGTATCCTCATGTTTTATCCGGCGTTGACCTCATTACGGACAAGGGGGCAATCCTTAAAAAGTACGGGACAGACGCAACAGACAACGCACAGTTACACATCCGATATACCGTCCAGAACGGTGATATAACCATTGCTGACAAGAATGGTAAGATTCTCCCATGGGTGCCACCTAAGGAGTGGAAAAGACAGATTAACAACGCCCTGGAAGATACTATCACATTCTCAGATGAATCGTTCTTCTGGGAGGGGGAATGGACTGGCGGAATAGTAACCGATGGCGATTATCGAAATGGATTCTACCAGTACATGAATGAAAATAAGGATAACGTGTTCAAGATTACCAGTGTAGGCGGTCCGTATACACTGATTCCGCATTTTGAAATTTTGGGTAAGTAATATGAGTAAGATTCATCATTTTAAAGGGTTCTCCGTAGTTGATGGAGATATGAAAATCAAGCTGAATATGGACAGATTCTCCAGACAGTATCAAGAAGCTCAGTATCTCCTTGACGGAATGGTCATGGACAGTATGGTACCGTTTATGCCGATGATTACAGGGAACTTTATCAACCGAACAAGAGTTGAGAGTACATCCTTGCAAGGAACTGGGAAAGTATGCGCAGCGGCGGCACCTTATGGACGTTTTTTGTATGAGGGAAAAGGAATGGTTGACGAAGCAACCGGAAGTCCCTACGCAAGACGTGGAGCAAAGAAAGTCCTCGTTAGTCAGTTTTCTGGTCAGACAGCCGCAAAGGAAAATCTTGAATACACCAAACAGGCACACCCACAGGCACAGGCTAAATGGTTCGATGCCGCTAAACGGCAATACGGTGACACATGGATTCGCAAAGTAAAAGCACAGGCAGGAGGTGGCAGACATGGCAGATAAGCCAATTGGTAAAGATGCAACCGGATATGAGATTTTGACAGATGCCATGAAAGCACTTCTGAATCAGTATCCAGGGCTATACGAAAATGAAACAATCAAATTTGAGGAACTCGGCAAAGAATCCGGAATTGCGTTTTCAGCAGATAATGGTGCCTTGATTTATTCAGAAAAGGAAGATATATGCGGAGTAATGCATCAGGTATGCCAGTATCCATTTTATGTGGTTTACCGCACAGCATCCGATAAGGAACGGCAGAAGCTATCTGTTCAGAAGTTTCTGGACAGTCTCGGTAAATGGATATGCCGGGAACCAGTTGCTATAAATGGCTCTGAAACACGTTTAGATGCGTTTCCAGAGCTTTCACAGGGGCGAGTGATAAAACGTATCACTCGTGATAATTCCTATGGTTTAGAGCCGCAGGAGAGTGGTGTGCAGGATTGGCTATTACCATTATCGGTACGCTACGAAAACACTTATGAAGTAATATAACGTAACAACCGGCTATCAATTGGAGATAGTCGCTAACCTACACAGCCTTTTAAAAGTTATAGGCAGAAAGGACATTTCTATGGCAGTTACAGGCAAAATTGACCGTAAATATATGGCTCATTATGTTGATGCAGGTTCCCTCTGTGGAGGGCTGACACCGAAATATGAGCGTCTTGGCAAGGATCTGGAAGAGTACAATGTAGAACTCAATCCGGACACTGAAACCTCTAAAAACATTCTCGGAGAATCCACGTTCAAACATAACGGCTACGAAGTTTCTTCTGATGCTGATCCGTTCTATGCAGACACTACTTCTGACCTGTTCACAGCGTTACAGAAGATTGTAGATGGACGTCTCAAAGACGATAATCTCAAGACAAAAGCGGTTGAAGTTCATCTCTGGACAGAAGCCACAGCAGGCAAGTATGAAGCATACCAGCAGGAATGCTATGTTGTGCCGACCTCCTACGGTGGAGACACATCTGGCTATCAGATTCCATTTACTGTCAACTATGTTGGCGAACGTGTAAAAGGAAAATTTGATATCAGTTCCGGTACATTCACAGCTGACAGTGAATAAGCACATACACAAGGAGGATATGCTAAATGGCAAAAGTAATTAATACCAAAATTGATGATGGAATTCTCATTTTTACATTCACAAACAATGAAGACGAAGTTTTTTCTTCTTTCAAGCTTAACCCGACTGATATCAATGTAGCAGCACGTGCGGAGGAACTGGGAGAGTACTTTGAACAGCTCAAAGATTCTATCCAGAAAGTCACTTCCGGCAAAGAAATGGCTGAACTCAATAAACAGATCGAGGACAAAATCAACTATCTGCTCGGATACGAAGCATCAAAAGACCTGTTTAAAGAGCCAATCACAGCAACCACTGTATTCGGCAATGGTCAAGTGTTCGCTTACATTGTTCTTGATAAGATCGCAGAAGCAATTGCACCGGAAATCGAAAAGAGAAAGAAAAAAATGCAGGCAGCAGTCAATAAGTATACGGAGAAGTATACAAAATGACCGCCTATGAGCTTCCCACCTCACTCAACATCAGTGGGGTGGATTTTTCTATCAGAACGGATTTTCACGCGATTATTGATATTCTCATAGCTATGAATGATCCAGAACTGGACGAGCAGGCGAAAGCAGTTGTTATGTTACAGATTCTGTTTGAGGACTGGCAAAGCATACCGGCTGAGTGTCTGGATGAAGCTTGTCAGAAAGCATCAGAGTTCATCGACTGCGGGCAGTCTGACGATAATCCAAACCGTCCAAAGCCCCGTTTGATGGATTGGAAACAGGATGGAGACATGATTGTTCCGGCGGTAAACAAGGTTGCCGGTAAAGAAATCAGAGCAGTGCCTTATATGCACTGGTGGACGTTTTTTGGATACTTTATGGAATCTGGCGAATGTCTTTTTAATACCGTAGTTGGAATTCGTTCAAAAAAGGCAAAGGGCGAAAAGCTCGATAAATGGGAAAAGAAATTCTATCAGGAAAATAAGAACATTATTGATATAAAAACACGTCTCAGCGAAGAGGAGCAAGCGTACAAGGATGCGCTGAATGAGATGTTAAACCTCAAATAGTTAGGAGGTGAATGTATGGCTGCTGATGGATCAGTCATTATTGATACCAGATTAGACACAACCGGTGTCCAAAAAGGTGTATCAGCGATTAAACAGTCATTCGACGGGCTTGGAAGCACAGTAAAAAAAATAGGACTACTTATCGGCGGAGTATTTGCTGTCGGTAAATTAGTACAGTTTGGAAAAGAATGCGTTGCCCTTGGCTCAGATCTCGCAGAAGTGCAAAACGTGGTTGATGTTACATTTACAACCATGTCAGACAAGGTGAACGAATTCGCAAAGAATGCCATGACCTCAGCCGGACTATCAGAGACAATGGCAAAAAGGTATGTCGGAACGTTCGGAGCAATGTCTAAGTCGTTCGGATTCTCAGAAGCACAGGCTTACGACATGTCAACGGCTCTGACACAGCTGACTGGTGATGTGGCATCATTCTACAACATCAGTCAGGACTTGGCTTATATCAAACTGAAATCAGTGTTTACGGGTGAAACGGAAACATTAAAAGATTTGGGCGTGGTAATGACCCAGTCGGCACTTGACCAGTATGCACTTGCAAATGGCTACGGCAAGACCACATCTGCAATGACTGAACAGGAGAAAGTTGCTCTCCGCTTTGCTTTTGTGCAGGAACAGTTATCAGCCGCATCTGGTGACTTCATTCGTACTTCTGACAGCTGGGCGAACCAGGTGCGAGTGATGCAGTTGCAGTTGCAGTCTCTCAAGGCAACAGTCGGACAGGGATTGATTAATATTTTCACACCTGTTCTGAAAGTCATTAACATCTTATTAGGAAAACTGGCGACTCTGGCAAACGCATTTAAGTCATTCACGGAGCTTATTACTGGCAAGAAATCTTCCGGTCAAACGAGCGGAAGTGGAGCGGGTCTTGCCGGAACAGACGCGATCGCAGATACAGCGGACCAGTATGGACAGGCGGCAGATAATGCAAAGAAACTGGCGGATGCCACGAACGACAATGCAAAAGCAACAAAAAAAGCGAATAAAGTAACAAAAAACTATCTTTCGTCACTTGATGAAGTTCACAAAGTCACATCTACTGGCAGCAATTCATCTTCCACACCATCTTCATCTGGTGGAAGTGGTGGAGCAGGTAACAGTGGCCTTCCGAGTTCAGTTGGTAATGTGGACTACGGAAATCTCGCAGAAGGTGAAACCGCGCTTGATAAAATTAGCGATTCCGCAAAGAAACTTGCTGACCTGCTCAAGAAACTCTGGAAACCATTCCAGGACGCATGGAAAAAAGAAGGTAAGAATACCATTAATGCAGCAAAAGTCGCACTTGATGGACTCAAAAAGCTCGCTGTAAGTGTAGGTAAAAGCCTTGTAGAGGTCTGGACAAACGGCACAGGCACAACGATACTTACAACCATGCTGAGGATTGCTCAGAACGTTCTTAAAACTATCGGGAATATTGCATCCGGTTTTGCGGATGCGTGGAATAAGAACAATGTTGGAACACAGATCATCCAGAACATTGCAGATGCCCTTGTGGTAGTTATGCAGTTTGTTGAGAGGATTGCAGAGGATACAGCGGCATGGGCGGCGAACCTTAATTTCTATCCTCTACTGGAATCTATCAGTAATCTGACCAGTACATTTGCACCAATTCTGGAATCTATCGGAAACGTTCTTGAATGGATTTACAACAATATTGTCCTCCCAATGCTGAAATGGCTGATTGAAACAGGAATTCCGACAGTGATCAATCTGGTATCGGATTTGGCTGGATTCTTTGCGGATCATCAATCAATTATTGAAGCATTCGGTGCAGCTCTAATCGGAGCGTTCGCGGCGGCGAAAATTGCAGGGCTAGCGTCAAGAATAGCAGGAAGTATAACGACAGTAGCGAGTTTTATAAAAGGCCTTATTGCACTTATGACTGGTTCTAGCGGCATTATGGGAGGAATTAAAGCTATTGCAACGGCTATCGGACCGGGCGGAATTTTTATAGCAGCAATAACGGCTTGCATTGCAATTGGCGTATTACTGTACAAAAACTGGGACAAGATTAAAGAAGTTGCGGGGGAAGTATGGGATTGGATTAAAAATAAAACATCAACATTTGTCAACGCTATAAGCTCTAGTCTTAAGAATCTCGCATCTAAAATTGTGACGATTTGGGATAATGTCAAATCCAGCGCATATCAAAAATGGACTGCAATTTGGTCAACAGTAGGAAATCTTGTTGAAAAAATTAAAGATGGAATTGTAAAAAAATTTACAGCTGCAAAAGACAAAGTTGTCGATATTTTTGGAAGTATAAAAACCTCTATAACGAATGTATTAAACAAGGTAATTGGTATCGTAAACCGTGCGATCGGAACTGTAAACTCAGCTATTGGCGGCATCGAATCCGCGTTTTCTTTTGGACCGTGGGAAGTGCCTACTCCATTTGGTAAGAAAACAATCGGATTCAGTGCTACATTTCCGCGAGTTCCAACTATTCCATATCTTGCAAAAGGTGCCGTTATTCCTCCAAGATCAGAATTCCTCGCTGTGTTAGGAGATCAGAAACAAGGAAACAACATCGAGGCACCAGAAGCTCTGATCAGAAAGATTGTTCGGGAAGAATCTGGAAGCAGTTCCGGTGGAGATTATCGCTTTACCGCTCAAATTAATCGCAGAACAATCTTTGATGAAATTATTGATGAAGCAAAATTAAGACGCAGCACAAGCGGAAGAAATCCGTTTGAACTGGCATAGGAGGTGAGCGCATGGCGTCTATATTATTGAGCAAATCTATAACAGACAAATATAAAATAAATGGCAAGCGCATGCCTCAGCCAGATAAGGATATGGCGTGCAATTTTGAAACAACTTACTCTGAAGGAAGCAACCGCACACAATTCGGAAAAGCCATATTGGTTCCATTGTTTACAGTTATTCAGTATAGCTATGAGGCTAGCAACGTACCAGTAGGCGAAGCAGAAGAGTTGATAAATGCGATAATACATGGGGAACCTTTTAATTTGTACCACTATTCCATCAGGCACCATGATTGGCGTACAGAATCATTCTATGTTGGAAAAGGAACGTTTTCCCTGGCTTGTGCGGCACCTGGCGAAGAATACTATTCCAAGATATCTTGCAACATGCAGGGGGTGAATCCACTTGATTAATGTATCTGATGCGTTCAAACAAAAACTACAGGACGGAGAAAGAGTCTGGCAGGAAGTGGAAATCACCTTTCCTGACGGAACTGTAAAAACAGTCAAAAATGAAATCATGGGTGAAAACTGCACCTTTTCCGATTGTGCAGAAAGTAGCAGCTTTCCGATTGGCTGCGTTATCTGCAAGTCCACGACGCTCGAACTGGATAACACTTCCGACCAGTGGAAAAACTATAATTTCTACATGGCAAAAGTTCATGTGTATCTTAAAATGCAGATCTCCGTAGCAAGTCCGGCTGCAACAGATGAATTGCTGGATGAAAACTATGAGCCAATTCTTGACCAGAGTGGCGGTGCGATTCTGGCAACAAAAGCAGCGACAGAAGACAGAGTCGAAACCATTGATAAAGGTATTTATACAATTACGACACCAGAACAATATGGCGAAATCCTTAGTTTTACCGCTTTGGACGATATGTATAAAACGAACGCAACTTATATATCTCATCTGGTTCTGCCACAGTCAATAGAGACTCTTGTTAGAGATGCGTGTGAGACTCTTGGTATTCCGTCAGAAGTCTCCATGGCTCATGGAAATCTGATCGTGTCAGAGATTCCGGAAAACATGACGTTTCGTCAGTTGTTCGGATGGGCAGCAATGCTTGAGACTGCGAACGCTCGCCTGGACAGCAGAGGATACTTGCGATTTATCAGATGGGATTTTTCCAATACACAAGAAGATTACAACGCAGTAGTGGACGCTGATGGAAATGTAACATTTAAAGGCGGCGCAAGTATTGACTCAGAAAGTTTTATCAGTCCGACAGGGAACTGGACAATTGATAGTGATGGATTCTTGACACTGATCGAATCAGCAGCTGACACATCCGAAAAGCTCAAAGACTTTTTTACAAGTCCAACCGTTTCTAGTGATGATATTGTGATTACTGGAATCAAGCTAAAAAATAGAGAAAATGAAGCCATGTACGGAAGCACAGGATATGTTCTTGAATTGGAGAATGATCTTGTAAACGATGTCGATTTGGACACTGTGGCTGCTCAAATCGGTGATTCCATAATTGGAGCTAAATTCCGTAACATGTCGGGAGAACTTGCGTATAATCCGCTCATTGAGTTCGGGGATATGGCATATACTTACGACCGTAGATGGAATAGATACATAACTCCACTGACAGATGTTTCCTGTTTCGTTAATGGAAAGACTACTGTAAAAACTCAAGCCGACGACCCTATCAGAGGGCAGAGCAAGTTCCAGTCAGAATCCACTAAGGCAATCGTAGAAGCAAGGCGGCTTGTCAAAAAAGAAAAAACGGCCAGAGAAAAAGCAGTAGAGAAATTAGAAGAAACCTTAAAAAATTCTTCTGGATTATATGAAACATCAGTCGCACAGGAAGATGGCAGTACTATAACATATCTGCATGACAAGCCTACACTTGCAGAATCAAAAAATGTAATTAAATTCACAGCAGAAGCCATTGGCGTATCCAATGATGGTGGTAAAACATATCCTTACGGTTTCTTTCTGACAGGCGATTTGATAGCAAAAATTCTGTACGCACATGGTATCAATGCTGATTATATTGACACAGGCGCACTGACTGTCAGAGATAGCGATGGAAACATAATCTTCCAGGTTGATATGGACACCAAAAAAGTAATCATCAGCGGAGATAATGTTGTAATTGGTGACAGTTCTTTGCCGGATAAACTGACAAAAATGGACAACAATATTGCATCTGCCAAGAATATGACATTCCAGCTGTCAAACGATATGCAGACGATCACATCTGACGCAGACGGAAACATTCCGGTATTTCCAACAGTGGCAACTACAGCGAAAGTTATGTACGGTTCGTCAGATATCACAAATGATTGTAGCTATACCATTACAAAATCAGACAGTGTAACCGGCTCTTGGGATGTAGATACGCATACTTACACTGTCACAGGCTTGAGTGCAGACAATGGATGGGTAGACATTAAAGCGGTGTATCTAATCAATCTGGCAGTAGTAAAAAGATTCACAATTTCTAAACAGAAGCAAGGACTCGAAGGTGATAAAGGTATTCCAGGAAAAACACCGACCATTCGTTATGCGTCTATGCCGGATGGCACCGATATGTCGGACAATCCCAAATATGTAAAGTTACTTGACAGTGCCGGAAATGTGATAAGTGATTCAACTGGCGATACTATCTATACAAGTGGCGAAGCAATCTATGTCGGTTTTCTTAAAGCAGATGCAGAAGTAGACAGTACGAATCCAAGCGATTATGAATGGTCACGATACAAGGGAACTGATGGGCTGACTCAGTACACACACCTTGCGTATGCAAACAGTGCTGATGGAAAAACAGATTTCTCCGTGGATAGTCCGAATAGAGAATACATCGGAATGTATGTGGATTTCACGGAAGCGGACAGTACGAATCCGGATGATTACGCATGGTCACTTATAAAAGGTGCTGACGGAGCGGATGGAACACCGGGAAAGGCAGGTGCAGACGGTAAGACGCCATATTTTCACGTTGCCTATGCGAACAGCGAAGATGGCAATACAGGATTTTCTGTGGATGACAGTGTTAACAAGTTGTATATCGGACAGTACACGGACTATGAAGTAAAGGACAGCACCGACCCGACTAAGTATAGTTGGACGAAAATCAAAGGTAATGACGGGCCTCCAGGAAGAACGTATTATCTGAGGGCCAACGCAGGAGTCCTGATGATGGGACAAGATAAGAAAATAACTCCTAATCCATTCAATGTTCATGCGTATTACAGAGATGGACAGGGTGACGAAGCAGCTTTTAAAACCTGGTGGGTAGTAGAATACAGCAAAGATGCCGGAAAAACATGGACAAAAATGGCCTTTAATTCACAGACCAGTGGAATAACTATTAATCCAGATAGCTATTCTCTTGGTGCTGACGGAATGATACGTGCAACAATTTATACGGATTCCGGAAGAACTAAAATCGCCGATCAGCAGACATGGCAGGTTGCTGTTGACGTTGGCATGCTTACGCAGGAGCAGATTGTTGAGATATTGTCCAATGACGGAGAATTTAAAGGTCTCTACTATCTGAATGGACATCTGTACATCAGTTTAGACGCATTGATGGGAAATGCCGCAATTCTAGGTGGAGCCAAAAACGGCAACGGATACCTAAAGATTAAAGATAAAAAAGGCACCGTGAAGGGACTGATAGATTACTCAGGCTACACTGCATTTACAAGCTATGAAGAAAATTCTACGCGCATGAAATATACAGGAATTTGTTTTTCAGATACTGGAATAAATCCTGTTAGTGCCGAGAAATACTTTAGCAGCACTGCGGACATTGAATACGTTGAAACGGCGTGGGGAATCGACTGGACTGCTGAAGAGCTTAATATTAGTGCAACAGAAGTATCGGCTGATACCGGTGGGTTTTCAAATTTGACTGCCCAAAATTGCAACTTGGAAGTCAAAAATATGAATGTATCTGGTCCGTGCACTTTTGATGATGAAAATAACGAACCGATATTTAGACAAAGCATGAAAGTGTATGGTTTTGGCTTTACAACATCTGGATGGAATGCTTGGATTTCAAATAACGATTATAGACTTCGCGCATATGGCTCATCATCTGAAAGGTACAAGATTCTTGGAGATTCATTGACGGAAGAATTCATTGAAAGCCTATATAACATCGAACCAATAATGGCACGGTACAAAGACGGCTATCTTGAAGAACATGATGAGCGTGTTGGAGTTGAATTTCCGATGTTCCGTGCGGAAGATGTGGATATATATTTTCCTCTGGCGGTTGACCACATAGATGGCAAAGCTGAGAACTGGAACGAACGTATCATGATACCGGCTATGTTTGCGATGATAAAAAGCCAGAAAGAACAGCTTGACCGACAGGAGAAACTAATTAATCAGCTCTATAAAAAGCTCAATATAGAAAAGGAGAATTAATATGGCAAAATTTAATGAATATCCGGCAAAAACAACACCAAAAGATGCAGATAAATTTATGCTTTACAGTGCGGAGGATGCGGCAAACAAGCTAATTGATTACGATAAGCTTGCTGATGCGGTACTCAATAAATTGACATCAAAGACCTTCGGACTGGATCAGGGAACGATGACGTTACCGGCCGCGCTTAACCAATTAAATAGTAACCGGTTAAAACCCTTTTATAAAGGTATGATCACCAATGGACTAGTTACTGTTCCTCTTGTTCCGGGACTTTATCTAGTTTCAACGTATCGTAGTGGAGGATACAAGATAAGTTCATTATCTATAGTTAATATTCAGGCACAGGACGGTTCTTTTATCGAAACGCTTGTTAAAGGTGCGGATTACGACAACACCATTGAAATGAAATATACTGATAGCAACATTTCATTTCAATATAAGATTGACTTATCTGGTGGATGTACAATCGTTATATTCAAGTTGGCTTAAAGATTTATGAAATATAAAATAGTAACGCTAAAAACACCTCATTCAAAGGAAATATAAAGAGCGTATCGTTCAGATCCGGTGGTACTGGATTAAAAAATATTTACATCGATTTTTATCAAGCAGATAATTCGAGAATGACTTTAGCTTTTCTTAGTGATGGAGAAAATGCAATCGGATTTTATGATGGCAGCACTAACGTTTGGAAGTTTATAGTGAAATAATTTTCAAGAAATCACAATAGCGTAGATTTTTGCAACTCCTGTTTAATTGGTTTGTGAACAGTACATCTCATGTGGCAAAATGAATCTGTGGGAGGTACATTATTTTGACAAAATTGAAAAAATCCGCATCTGATAAGACATATTACTGCTACAAGCGCTTTGGAACGTGGCATGGATGTTACAGAATTACAAAAGATGTTAGGACATGAAAAATTAGACACGACTATGATTTATGCGAAGGTATCGCAAGAATCATTGAAATACAGTCACCACAGATACGTGGTGTGAAAGGAGAAAATATGGAAATTAAAGGAATTGACGTATCATCGTGGCAAGGGAAACCGGATTGGGCAAAAGTATCGAATTCTGGAATTAAGTTTGCAATTTTGAGAATTCATCAGAAATCCGGCACAGATGCATCATTCGAACACAACTACAAGGGCTGTAAATCCAATGGAATTCTTATTGGTGGATATAAGTACAGCTATGCTTTAACATCGGCACAAGCTATCGAGGAAGCTGAGAACGTAATTTCTGTTCTTGGTGGACGTGGACTTGACTTTCCAGTATTCTACGATCTGGAATGGGCACAGCAAAGAAGTCTCGGAAAACAGGCTATCGAGAATATTGCAGTAGCGTTTCTGACCAGAATCAAGAAAGCTGGTTATAAGGCCGGTATCTACTGTAATCTGGACTGGTATAATAACGTTCTGTCAGATGCTTTGAAGCAGTATGATTGTTGGATTGCTCGTTATCCGGCAAGCGACAATGGTTCTGTGCAGGAAAGATTGCGTCCGAATGTCGGTGTAGGCTGGCAGTATTCCAGTAAAGGAAAAGTTCCAGGAATCAGCGGAAATGTTGATATGGATGTGTTCTACAAAGACTACAGAGATTCTAACCAGAAAGGAGAAACCAAAATGGTAAAAATCAGTAACTGCGGACATGATGAACGCGGAAGATATGCAGGTGGAAAAGCAGGAGATCAGACTGGTACGGAATATCAGATCATGAACTGGTACAGTAGACCGTGGCTCTGTGTCCTAAGATTCAATGACGCCAAAATCGCAACCATGATTGCAGACATGGCGACAAAAGCGGCACAGAACAATCTCATCGGATACGATCAGGGCACTGCCGGAAACAGCAATGACCGGTATTCGTTCTGGCGGCACTTAAAGGCAAGCAACTACGATCCGGCGCAGATCACGGTAGCTTGCGAATCTGATTGCAGCGCAAGTACAGCAGCTATCGTCAAGGGAGCTGGGTATCGCTTAAATAACGCAAGACTCAAAGCGGTCAGCATCTATCTGACGACACGAAACATGAGAGCTGCAATGAAGATTGCCGGTGCGAAAGTACTGACGGATAGAAAGTATCTGACATCCGGCGACTATCTAAAGGCAGGAGATATCCTCCTGAATGATAACCACCACGTGGCTATCGCTGTTACCACCGGCGCAAAAGCAAATACGCTTTCAGCGTCAACTATTCTGTCTAAAACTCCGAAGTGGGTGGGAAAGGTAACTGCAAATACACTTAATGTCCGCACATGGGCAGGAACAGAGTATGCACAGCTTAAAAGCTATCCTACACTTGCAAAAGGCAATTTAGTTGATGTATGCGATACCATTAAAGCCAAAGATGGAGCATCTTGGTACTATATCCGCATTGCCGGAAAATATTTTGGATTTGTTTCTGCAAAATACATCAAAAAAGCATAAATTTAAGCCCCTTGGAATTATTCTTTGGGGCTGTTTTTTTACATATTGTATCAAATTCGTGTTGCATTTCGTGTTGCATAGTTCTTCTTTTTTATGCCAAAACTGGCAAAATAACATATTTTATGAGCTAATTTAAAATTGCTGTAAGCATTGAAAATACTTGATTTCTTGGCAATCCTAGTAAATACAAGTACTGCATAAAAAATGCGGATGACAGGACTTGAACCTGTAAGAAAAAGCCTAACATTCCCTATTTTACAGCATTTGTTTATTTCGTGTTGCATTTTGTGTTGCATAGCTTTGAAAAATAATCATTCCCAATTTCATTCATCTCTTTTTCTCGATCAACCAGAACGTGCCGATATACATTTTTTAATGTGGTATCATCCTCCCAACCGCCGCGCTGCATAATATATACATCTGGAATTCCAAGAGTATGCAACTCAGATGCGCAATAATGACGCAAATCATGAAAACGGAAATGATGTATATGATTATCCTCTAAAACATCAGCGAATCTATTAGATATTTGCGCCGGATTCAAATTTGTTATTTTTCCATGTATACCTTTAAGTTTTTCTGCAACGAAATCCGGAAATGGAATAAAACGATCGCCAGCAAAAGATTTTGGTCTTTTGATAACCCAACCATGAGAATCATTCATAACCATAGCATATTCGACATGTACTATGTTCTGCTTGATATGATCAGAATTAAGCGCGCAGATTTCTGACCGCCTCATTGGACCGAATGCTGCCAGAAGAACAGGTATCTCTAATTCACTACCTACAGTACATTCAATTACCTTTTTGACTTCGGCAGATGTAGGTACATAGATTTTCGGTCTTACCTTTTTAGGTAAGGAAGTTCTTAAGATGAAATCCGAACGATAAGTCTTCAAGACAGTAGAAAGAAAGCCATGCATATTGTACACAGTTTTTGGCGAATGAGTAAGTGCTTCACGATTCATTTCAGCTTGAACATCCTCTTGAGTGATTTCCATTATATTTAATGACATAAGTTTAGCCATGTCTCTTTTGACAGATCGCTTATATTCTCTAATAGTTCCAGGGGATAAAACACCTGTTCTGCTTTCTATGTATTTATTACATGCCTCTTTTAATGTCATATCTTCTGGTGGAACATATCGCGCAGTCAATACTTCACTTTCTTTTTTTGCTGCCCATTCGGCAGCCATTTGCTCACAGATTCGCTTCCCTTTTTTGCTAGGATCTGAGCATGTAAAAGATTTATAAACCCTTTTCTTTTTGATGGTCCCGTCTGATAATGGGATTTCTTCGATGTGACTGAATACCTGACATCTCCATGAGCCAGATGGCAGTTTTTTTGCAGTTGCCATTTCTTTTCCTCCTTATTAACCGAACAAACTTTCTGACTTGTCCGAACACACCGAAGATGATACAATATGACTTGTCAGGCGATACGTTTCACTTCAGTATGCTTTGCGGAACGTAAAAATATTTTTCTTTTTTTTTTAAAAACCGGTTCTCATTGGTAGTGAGAGCCGGTTCTTTTTTATAAAAGTTCTGATTTTTTCTGGTCAAATTCTTCTTGAGTAATAATACCGCTATCTAAAAGCTCTTTGTAATCCTTCAGTAGTTCAACGGATGTTTTCTGATTTCGAACATTTTCAACAGCATCAGAGCTTTTGGAAATATTGAAGCTCTTTAACTGCATATCTATATTTGAACTACAGCGGAATCCAATAGTATTTATTTGATTGGTTTCGATATTCCGCATTTTCATAGATGCATAAGAATCCACTTCAATGTTATCACTTGTTGTGGTAGCAGTTCCAGTAGTAGTGGAATTATTCTTTCCTTTGGTTTTCTTTCCAGTTCCAACAGCTGCACCGACTATAGTTCCAACTCCCGGAGCAATAGCGGTTCCAACAACGGCTCCTGCTAAATGCCCTCTTCGTTTCGTTTTTTCTTTACTTTTCCCTTTAGTGTGAGATGTTGTAGTTGTCTTTTCTACTGTTCTGTATTCCGGCCCGTTCCATTCATAGTCGAAAAGTTCATATTTGGTTGGAGCATCTGACACTGTAACAGACCCATCTTTCCATTGCTTCAAATCAAATCTTGCGTGTTTGGAACCAAGCTCAAAATCCTCCTTACCGGATATAACTCTCAGATTCAATACTCGAACAGGTTTTTCTACAACCGCTGGCTGGGTTGCTACGGAATTATTTGATATTGCAGGTTTTTGAACCTTATTTTTAATAGACAGCAAAAGTGCAAAAATAAGATACAAAACAGCAATTCCAAATACCTCAAGTACAACAACGACCATAATATTGTCTGATGAAAGATCGTTTGAACTCATCAAGGCCACAATCATTAATACAATTAATGCGGTCCAAACGATCATCAACACATTTCGTATTTTTTTCATATTTCCCCCTTTTGACACGATTACTCAAAATTCTCGATATAATTCTTATATAGATTCCTTATTTTGGCAGCCTCCCTCTGCCTGATTGGAACAATATCCCCCGATATCATCTCAAAATGATCTGATGCATCTTTAATTTCGTCCATGTTGACGATATAACTTTGATGGCAACGGAGAAATCTTCCATCAAGATGCGGCTCTATATCTGACAGCTTTCCACGTGCTACATGAATAACGCCGCAAGTACAGTGGACGAGAATTGATTTATTTCGGCTTTCTATGTATTCGATATGCCGGAATTCTACCCGGTGGAAGTGGTCTCGGTTTTTGATAGTTAAGGCTTTCTCTCGGATATCTTCCAACGTGTGCGCTACGACAGAAAACAGGCGTCCATGTTCAGAACCTTTGATGATGTAATGCACTGGTAAGACGTCTAATGCGTCAAATACATAGTTTTTATATGCTGTCCAGAAGGCAATGTTGCCATTATATCCATTTTTCCTGAGCTGCTTTGCGACATTTATGCCATTCTCATTATTTAGGACCACATCCAGCACGACTATATCGTACCATTGACCGTCTGCTATATCATCAATCAGCGGCTTCCCACTACTATAAGTGTTTAGCGTGTAGCTCTTGTCTCCACACTTTTTCAAAAACTCATCAACATGAGCCTTAAAAAAATCAATCTGCAAAGGATTATCGTCACAAATCGCAATTTTCATTCAAATCATTCCCTTATGGGCGTTGTTTTCGCCATTTGCAAAAAAAAGTGTTTAAATATGTTATTTTTATTATAACATCGTTAAATTTAGTTGTAAATAGACATTTTTAGGTGATTTGTAAAATGAAAATAATCAAAAATATACTAATTATAATAGGAGCTGTGCTTTTGCTTAATTACATTGTTTGTTTACCAATGTGCGTAGACGATTATATCCGCGAAGAGTCAGAAGTGTATTCTGTCCAAAATGCGTACAGATCTTCTACCCTACATAAGAATAGCGCCCATGAAATAAAGCAGACCATGCCACCGTTTTTATTCGCCCTGCCACTAAACAGAAAAGACTATATCTTTGGTGTTACGAATAATTTCTATGCAATCATAAACATATCGGTGTATATCTGGCAGTTTCCAAGGGCGAACATTAGTGGTATAATAGCAAAAAGAGAACTAATGTTCGGCTATTCCCACAAACCGGACATATACTGTAGTGTAAGTGGTAATTGCAATAGGGAGGGTTATTTATGGATTATAAGAAAGAGATTATTGAGATGGTTGAAAAATGCACGAATAATCATTGGATAGAAGTGATTTATATATTTGTGAAAAGGCTAATCGGATAACATTAAAAAAGACAAGGGTTTGCGCATTGCCCTTGTCTTTCTTTTTACTTATTAGCAATCATGTCAATAAGTTTTTCTAAATTGTCCCATCCCTCATCATCCAATCTGGCTAATGCAGACACGAGACGGTGTCGGAAAGAATCTTCTCCAGATTTCATTACGTCTGCAAGCATGGCAGAAATTTGTTTGTCTTTAATTCCGGGTACAAACATATCTCCGTTTCCAGTTCTGAGCCATTCTTCGTTTACGTTAAATTCTCTGCAAACATCATCAATAGTCCGATCTGACGGAACCTTGCTTCCCATTTCAATTTGCGCTACAAAATTCCTACTTATCTTTAGTTTGTCTGCAAATTCTTGCTGAGTTACGTTTAATTCTTTTCGCAACTCTTTAAACCTGTCTTTCAATTTAATTCCTCCTTTCTGAAAATATAATATCATAAAATGTTTACAAAGTCAACAAGAAGGTATTGACAAATGTTGCCCGAGGGACTATACTGTGTTTACAAGGTAAACAAAGGAGGTGGAAAAAATATGAAACGCCATCCGATTATGGAATATGTGATTCCAGCAATTGTAGCAAGCGTGGCAACAGTTTTAATCCGTTTAGTGCTAGGGTGGTAAGAATCGAAACAATAATCGGAATAGCCACATCTTTCAATAACAACTTTTTAAATTCATGTTTTCTTTCAGCAATATAAGATTTTCCCTGTTCGGAAATCGCAATAGAGAGGGTTTTTCCTTTTACGTATCTGACCTGACCGTCTTGATTAATTCTAGGAAAAGATTCTCTATTAACAGAAATTAATTTTTCTTCTTCAAGAAAACTGGAAATTTTGATTTCATTTTCCGAAAGAGAAGAATATTCAATTTTTTCTTTGCTTGAAAGATATTTCAAGAAATTAAATTGTTCTTTATTGAGATACACAATATCACCTCCCGTCTACTGGGAGTATATCACAAGAAAAGAGGTGAGTATATGTCAGAAAAAGAAAAAAGAATCGTTGAAAAGCTGAAAGAAGTGATTCCTAATATGTCAGAATTTGACAAGGGATACATTCTCGGTAAGACGGAAAGTTATTCTGAGAATAATCTGGAGCAAAAATCAGATAAGAAAGAAGCTGTAACTTCACAGTAATTAAAGAGGAGGAAGAAAATGAAAAAATTTGAATTAACATCAGAAACCAAAATTAACATTTTCGGAAAGAAACTTTTCCGAATCAAAGCACTCATTTCATTTGGGGATGTAGAAGCCGGAGAAACTGGCGGATGGGTAGAAAAAGAAGGAAATGTAAACCAGTCCGGCGATGCATGGGTGTACGGCGATGCAATGGTGTCCGGCGATGCAATGGTGTCCGGCGATGCAAGGGTGTACGGCAATGCAATGGTGTCCGGCGATGCAATGGTGTACGGCAATGCAATGGTGTCCGGCGATGCAAGGGTGTACGGCGATGCAATGGTGTCCGGCGATGCAAGGGTGTACGGCGATGCA